CAACCCCGATAATCAGGTTTCATACTGGACTACGGAGATAGAGCGCGCAAAGAAGCGCTATAGGCCGTTCCATGATGCGGGCGAGACCGTGATCGACGCGTATCGGTTGCAGAAGGCTGACGGCAACGACTTGGCCTATCGTGACAAATATAATATCCTGTATTCGTCTACGGAAACTATGCGCCCGCAGCTATACTCGAATACACCTAAAGTCCGCGTAGTGATGCGCAGTAAGGATACTGCGACGGACTCGCAGCGTCTCGGAGCGTTGCTGATTGAGGGGTGCGTCAAATATATTCAAGACGAAGAACAATTTGACGCCATCATGGATCAAACGGTTGACGATTATTTGTTGCCGGGTATGGGTCAAGCGTGGGTACGCTACGAACCTACATTCGGCGAAGATAATAAACTGCTTGACGAAATGGTTAAGCTCGACTACGTGTATTGGGCGGATTTTCTTACTGGCGTGGGGCGTACTTGGGAAGACGTACCGTGGGTCGCTAAGCGCCTGTGGCTGACGAAGGAGCGCGCTAAGGCCCGTTTCGGCCCCGAAATTGCAAGTAACCTTACATATGTGATGCGCGAGTCGTCTAATCGCGACCAAGATACACCGTCGGATACGGCGGAAGTGTGGGAGATTTGGGATAAGGCTAAACTCCGAGTCGTATGGTATTCCGAGGGCTTGGATAAGCTGATCGACACCAAGACGGACCCGCTACGTCTCAAGAAGTTTTTTCCGTGCCCGAAGCCGATCCGCGCAATTCACAATACTCGGTCATTTGTACCGCGTTCGTTGTACTCGCAGTACCGATCACAAGCCGAGACTTTAAACGTCCTGACGCGCCGTATTAGGCTGCTCGGCGAAGCCCTGCGCGTGGTCGGCTTCTATGACGGCCAGCATACCGCGCTTGCAGACGCTTTAAACCCAAATGCCGGCAACAAGATGATTGCCGTAGATAGCTGGGCCGCATTTGCGCAAAGCGGCGGCATGGCCGGGAACGTCGTTTGGCTTCCTATCGACCAGATCGTGAAGGTGCTTAACGAGCTATTGCAGGCCCGTGAAGTATGCAAACAAGAAATTTACGAGATTACGGGTTTTTCGGACATCGTTCGCGGGGTCTCTAAAGCGTCAGAAACGCTCGGGGCACAAAACATCAAAGCGAATTTTGCCAGCGCGCGTATTCGTAAAATGCAGCGTGAAATTCAGCGCTTTGCAAAAGACCTACTGGCGCTAGTCGGCGAAGTGGTCTCGGAGCATTGCTCGCCGGAAACCATCGCTCTGTTCTCGGGGCTTTCGATCCCGGACCCGGAACAGGTAAGGGTTAATCCGCAACTACAGCAGCGGATGCAGCTCTTTAAAGAAGCAACAGATTTGATCCGTAACGAGATGCGACGTGTATCTAGCATCGACATTGAGACGGATAGTACGCTACTTGCCGATGACGAACAGGAACGCGCAGATCGGTCGCAGTTTCTTTCGGCGGCTGGGGCGTTCCTGCAACAAGCCGTACCTGCCATGGAAGCGACGCCAGAACTCGGCCCGCTCCTTGGCGCGTTGCTTATGTTCACTGTCCGCACGTTCCCGTCTTCGAGGCCCATCGAAGAGGAATTCGAGCGCGTACAGCAGGCCATGGCTAACCGGCAGCCGCAGCAGGACAAGGACGGTAAACAGGCTAAAGCAGCCGTGGATCAAGCTAAGCTCGAACAAACGGCTAAGATCGAAACGGATAAACTGCAAGTCCAGAGAGAACAGGCAGAAGCCGACCGAGCGCTAGAAGCGCAAAAAGAGGCGAACCGGCATAGCGAACGTATGCTGGAACTTGGGTATAAGGAACGTGAGCTTGAGCTTCGCGAGCGCGAACTGGCCTTTAAAGAGCGAGAGCTTGAAGAGCAAGTTAAGCTGGATAAGTTTAAAGCGCTCCATGAAGCGGGTATGCGTGAGGAAGAACAGGAACGCGAGGCCGAAGAGCGGGAGGCCGACCGCACCCACGAAGCCGAAGAGCGGGAGGCCGACCGCACCCAGGAGTACGACAGAATGGACCGGGACGCCGAAGAGCGGGAGGCCGACCGGGAGACTGAGCGCGAGCCCACTAAAGAGGGTTGACAATCGGCGCAAACTAGGGAACGCAGGCACAATGGCTCGGTCCAAAACCGTTTGGCGTAATGGCAAGGTGTTCGCGGAGTACGTGGACGGCCAGCTAGTATGGCTGGACCCGGAGTATAAGGCTCCGGCGAGGTCAACGGACGTTAAAGCGCCAATGTACATGCGCGACATTGGCGAATACGTTTCGCCTATTGACGGCAGCTATATTAGTACGCGTTCGGCGCATAGGGACCACATGCGCGCCCACGATGTGATTGAAGTCGGTAACGAGCGCCTTAAAGCAACACCGGTTGAGGAACCGGTTGGGTTTGGACAGGCGATCAAGCAACGTCTGGATGAAGTTAAGGCTATGCCGCAACGGGATTACGACGAATACGTGCAAAAACAGGTATACGAGCATTCACAAATAGCCGCCGTTCCTGTAGCGGCTGAATAGGGGTACACTATGGACCTGGATATGGTTTCTGATCTTAACGGCACTGGCGATACGAGTGTCACTGTGCATGAGAGCGGTACGCCGCCGTCTGCCCCTGCCGCTCCTGCGGAGAATACGCGCCGTGCGCCCGCTGATTTGCCGCAAAAGGCCCAAAGCGAGCCCGTTAAAGACGAAACTGATAAGCCTGAGCTGTCGCTTCGCGAGCAAATCTCAAAGGCTTTAAAAGGCGATACGGGCGTTGAAGCAGCGCCAGAGACCCCAGCGAGTACGGATACTCGCCCTCGTAACCCGGACGGGACTTTTGCAGCAGCGCCTAAAGAGGCCGATACTGCGCCTAAGCCGTCCACTATCGCCCCGCCTGCCGGGGTCGATCCTCAAGTATTCGCGTCGCTCCCGGCGGAAACGCAAGCTCACCTTGCGCGTACAATGGAGGACGTACAACGGTCCCAACAGCGGTTCGCCGCGTTGGAGCCTGTAGAGCAGCTTATCGCGCCCCGTATTGATGCGTGGGCTTTAAACGGTATGCAGCCAGCGCAAGCGCTGCAACAGTTGCTCGCCCTGTCGGATTTTGCGGGACGCGATGCCGCAGGGTTCATTAAGTACATTGCGCAAAACAACGGTGTCGATCTTGAACAGCTTGTTCTGGATATGGAACCGGGTGAACCGGAAGACCCTAGACTGGTCGCTTTAAACAAGGAAGTATCCGACCTTAAGGCGTCACTACAGGGTCAGCAGCAACGAGACCAGCAGATCGCGCATAATGCGCGGGTAGACCAAATTATCACATTCGCATCGGAAAAAGACCAACAGGGTAACTTGTTGCGTCCGTATTTCGACGATTTGGGTGAAGCGGTGCTTCCGTACATTAGCATGGTCATGGAACAGCAACCGGGGCTTTCCCCTACGCAGGTGCTACAGGAAGCGTATGACCGCGCTTGCTGGGCCACGCCTGCGGTACGAACAAAGATGCAGCAAGCCGCAGATGCGGCGGGCGAGGCAGAACGTATTCGTAAAGAAGCGGAAAGAGCGGAAAGAGCACGTAACGCTGGCGTAAGCGTCCGGTCTGGTACTCCTAGTAGTGCCGCATCTAGCCCCGATAAATCCGAGCTTTCGCTGCGAGATACGATCCGCGCCACCATGGCGTCTCTGTCGTAACAACCCTCTTTTTGGAGCCTTTAAATGGCCGTCCCTAACCTGAGCGAGATCGTCACTACGACGATTGAAAACCGTTCGCGCAAAGTCGCGGATAACGTCTCCAAGTCCCACGCACTGTTGGACCGCCTGGAGAAGCGTGGTAAGGCGAAGCCCGCCGATGGCGGTCGCCGTATCATTCAAGAACTGGAATTCGCCGAAAACGGTACTTTCGGTTGGTACTCCGGTTACGATCCGCTGAACATCACCCCGCAAGAAGTGTTCAGCGCCGCCGAATTCGACTGGAAGCAATGCGCCGTTTCCGTGTCGATTAGCGGTCTCGAACAACTGATGAATAGCGGCGAAGAGCAATTCATCGACCTGCTCGAAAACCGTCTCGGCAACGCCGAAAAGACCATGAAGAACCAGATGGGCCTTGCCGTATACGGCGACGGCACGGCGGCTGGCGGACGGGCTATCGGCGGTCTGCAACTGCTGGTCGCGGATACTGCCACTTCCGGTACGGTCGGTAACATCAACCGTGCTACGTGGTCGTTCTGGCGTAACCAGTCGTTCTCGTCTATTACGGACTTCGGCGGCGCCATGACGTCGGCAAACGTGC